ATGAGTCAACCATCTCAAAAAATGGATGGTTTTGAATTTAATTCTGTTGCATCATATTATTCAACAATTAATTCAACTAATGCTCAATTAAATTATTCACTAGGTTTATCTAGAGTTAATTCCGTATTTGTAAATTTCATTAGAAGTAACTATTTAAATAATTTATCTCAAAACTCTCTTCAAACCATGATTCCTGTTAGAGCAACAGGACAGATAGCTGATGTAAATTCCGTTACATTTACCAAAGGAGGTGTTCGTTATCCTGATTCTTATGTAACCTCAACCAATTATAAATTAGATAGTAAAGTTTCTCCAGTTGATCCTGAAGTATCTAGAAAATTCTTAAATAGTATCGTACCGTTTAAAAATTTAACTAGAACTCAAATATCTCCATTTAATACTAATAGAGATTGGACAACTAATGATAATAGTGTTGCTCAAGGAGGATTAGTATGGGGCGTAGGAGTTAATTATAACACATTAGGATCACAAGGTGAAAATTTTATGACACAAGCTTGGGGTTTGGAAATGGATTTAGATTTAACTGATGATAATCCAATTAGTGCATTTGTATTTGTAAATGCTAAGAATACTTTAATGTTTAATAATGATGGAGTTCAATTAGTTTCTTAATTAATTTTTTTTCTATTAATATTTTTTTTAATTTTTTTATTTATTATTATTATATTTTATAAAGTATAAAATATAATGTCTTTTGCACCAAGAGAACCCATGCCTGTACCTCCTCCAAATTCTGATGATAAACCATTAACTTTAGGTCAAGAAGCAATTCCTGATTTACTTCGTATTGGTCAGATTCCATCTAATCAAAATGCTAATATAGACACAGATATACTTGAGCCAATTAATTTTTCAGAGACGCATATCCGCTACCAGTTGGTTAACAAAGGATTCCTTAATCCATATTCTAGATTAACTTTTGGACTTGAAAATATTTCCGCAAGTTCAGCTAGTAATGAAAGATCATTCCTTCCCTTACAGGTCGGAGTTGGATCTGTAATTAAATCCGTAACCCTTAAGATTGGTTCTCAAACAATCCAATCCGTTCAGGATTTTAGTTCGTATTTTGCTTATAAATCTATGTTTATAAATAATGAAATTAATAAAGAAAGAGAAGCATATTTTTCAGGAAGACAAATAGCACATCAACAATTTTATGAAGAAACTCAAGGAGGAACTAATGATAAAGATGTTTGCACAACTCTTGCATTAGATAATGGTAAAGATTTCTTTGTAAGAACTCCATCATTAGATAGTGATTTAGTAGCACATCCTTTTCAGATCATTAATAATAAACCTGTATTCAGTATAACTCTTGAGGAATTGATTCCTATGTTTAAAAATACTGCTTTTCCATTATACCTTCTTAATAGTGACATGCCTGTTCAGATTGAACTAGAACTTCAATCATCTACTGATGGTTCTCGTGTATCTATGAATGGTTGTGGTACTAGTAATCATTTAGTTGATTTCACATTAAATAGAAATGAATGCCGTATGATTGCAGATTACACCACATACGATTCTGAATTAATGAATTCTTATAGAGAAGCAAATAAAACTTTAAATTGGACTTACATGGATTATCAATTAACTAAATTAACTATTAATAATGCTTCAGATATAGTTCAAGATATAATTAGAAATGTTGGTGGTGCTGGGAGAATGATTCCTAGAATGTTTGTTGCTGTTGAAAAAGATGATGGTACTCCATATAGAAACTTATTAAATAAATATAGTTCTACAGCAAATGCTAACTCAGGAGCAAGTTATGGTGTATTAACTACAAATATCAAAAAGAATGATAGATTCTTGTTCCCTATTGATAGAACAAATGATGCTTTACATTATCATAGTGTTACTGATACTGAAGGTATGACACCATTTATTCTTCGTGATGAGTATGCAGGACAAGGTCAAAGATTAGCAACAGCTAATTATGAAGAAAATGAAATGAAATCTAATCTTCAAGGTAAATTTTTCTATCAAGCATATAAGATGCCTGATAATAATAGAGTTAATAGCAGAGGTTTAGAATTACATAATAATTTCAATAAACTTCCTGTAGGAACATATACTCTTCGTTGTTATATTGAAGCAATTAAAGTTGCAACATTAAAAGACGGAAATTTTGATGTTACATATGCTTAAATTAATTTCTTATTTTAAATTATTATTATAGTGTCCCCAAAGTCCTCAAAGTTCTCAAAGTCATCTAAAATATTTATGGTTTCCAAAAAAACAAATAATTGATTTAACAAAATTATAAAATAACAAAACAAAAATATTGCCGAAAAAAATTAGGACATTTTGAGGACTTTGAGGACACTTAGGACTTTTTTTATTATTTTTATTTTATTATAAAAAATCTAAATTTATAATAAAATGGATAAAGAAAAACTAACAGATATTATTAAAAAAGCAAGACCAAATATAAAAGATAATTCTGTAAAGATGTATGTAAATAATCTTAGTAAATTAATGGATTTATTTGAATCAGATAATTTAGATTTTTTGAAAGAAGAAAAAAAAGTCCATGAAAAATTACAAAATCTTTCCGAAAATACAATTAGAAATTATTTAAATTCTATATTAGTTTATTTAATGGCGGTTGATAAAGATGATAAATTTAAAGATGAAATAAAAATTTATGGAGATCAGAGAGATGAATTGAATGAGAAATATGAACAATCACATTCATCAGGTAAAATATCTGAAAAACAAAAAGAAAATTTAATAGATATAAAAGAGATATATGGAATGATAGAAACTATAGGTAAAGAAATAAAAGATAAAAAAATAAAAAAGAAAGAAGAAATTACTGCAAAAGAAAAACAATTATTAATGATATATATAATCTATAATATTTATGTAAGGTTACCTATGAGAAATGATGTAGCTGGAATGGAAGCAATATCAAAAAGAGAATATAATAAATTAACTGATGATGATAAAAAAGCAAATAATTATTTAGTAATTGAAAAAGGTAAAATGACTATGATATTAAATAAATATAAAACATCTAAAAAATATGAAGAAAATAAAATAGAAATACCAAAGGATTTAGAAAAGTTACTAAGATTATATTTAAGAATTAATGGTATGGGAACTTTATTTACAACATCAACAGGTAAACCTTTAACAAGAAATGAATTATCTCAATTACTATTGAGAACATCTAAAAAATATTTGGATAAAAATATAAGTACAACTATGTTAAGAAAAATATATTTATCATCAAAATATTCTGATGTTAAAGAAGAAATGAAAAAGGATGCGAAAATTATGGGACATTCAGTTGATACTCAACAAAAAATTTATGTAAAAGAAAATTAAAATTCAATTAGAAATGTTCCATATTTAATAATTAAATTATTAACTTTTTTATTTTTCATTTTATTCATTCTTTTTATTTCTAAATCTTTTTGCATTTTTAATGAAATATTTGGTTCAAATGTTTCATGTATTTTTAAATCACCTTTAATTAATTTACAACATCTTCTTACTGATGGAATATCTCCAAATTGTTTTATATGATTCATATGGATTATAATTTCATCTAATGATAAAAATATAGTATTCTCTATGAGAAATCCATTTTTGCAATAATGAATAATTTCTTTACATAATTTTAAAATATCATTTCTTTCTTTGACAGATAATATTTTATTTGGATTAGGATTAGATAAATATTTTTTTACATCATCTATATTTTTATTTTTAAAGAAATCAGAAGATTCAAAATTAATTTCAAAATCATTTTCTAAATAATAATCAATACTATTAATTAATTCATGTTTATTCAGATATTCTAAATTTTGAATATTTAAATTTAAATCAATAATTATATCTTTAAGTTCTTGTTTTGAAAATGTTTTATGAATCATTTTATAATATTATAAAAGAAAAAAAAAAAATATTTAATACAATATAATATGCCGTATAAATCAGGGAAGTTAAAAGGTGAATTAACAAATGCTGAAATTAGAAGATTAATTAGAGAACATAATAAATTATATAGTATTAAAGTTCCTCCTAAAACTGATAGAGATGGATTAATTAAATTAATTAATGATAATGGTTACGCTATTGATCATAAAAATCAAAGATTAAATTTAGCTATGAAAAAATTAACTAGAAAAATTAATCTTCCTCCTCCTCCAACTCCTAAAACTGCAGAACAAAAAGCAGAAGAGAAAAAGAAAAGAGAAAAAAAGAAACTAGAAAGTAATCTAGAATTAAAAATGAAAGTTGAAAAAGTTAGATCTAAAGTAGATGATTCAGTAAAGAAATCAAAAAAAGAAGAACCTAAAAAA